TCGCAGGATTGTTGAAGAATTGAAATCCGAATTATCAGGATCAGGTGTTGATGGTGGATTTGGTATTGAAATATCCGCCCACGCTTTTCGTCAAATATCAGAAAGGCTTGAGGTATTGGCTTTTGAAAATATCGTTATTTATAACGATGTATTTGGAAATGGGGTGGATAATCATTTATTATTACCATCTAAATTAAAATCTTTTATAATAACTCTTATAGCGGATGCAAGAAGTAAGGGAAATTTTACCGAGGAAAGATCTAAAAATACTAATGGTGGGGTTGAGTACAGATATGTTATCGAGATTAAAAAATGGAATGATGAAAGATCCTTGCAGATGGTGTGTATTGTTGAAAATGGAAATGTTAAAACCGGATATTTTAACTGGGTGTGAAGATAGTTATGAATATAATTCTTGAAAGTAAGAATAGTTTCATAATAGAATGTGATGATCTTGATTTATTAGAATCGATGAAAGCTGTTATGGATGGCAATAAGGTTCGTAATAGAAACAAAATAAGAATACCGCTTAAAGCGTCGGTGTTATTATCACAATTCGATTCTTATGGGATAAATTCAGATCAAAAAACAAGAGATACAATCACCCGGTTAGTTGAAAAAAATAAAAAAAGAATCATTAATATTTGTAAAATTAAACAGAATTATTTCGATAAGGAGATAAAATTCGATTATGACTATAGGGGTACTTATACACCGATGGCGCATCAGAAAATTATGTTTAATGTTATTTCGTATTCGGATGCCGCGTCGATTAATGCCGATCCGGGTACGTGTAAAACAGGGCCATACCTCTGGGCGATCGACAAGCGGATACGGTCTCAAAAAATCAAACGGGCATTGGTTATTACTCTTTCCGATCTCAAGAAAAATGTTCTTGAAGAGATGCGGTCGCAGGTACCGCATCTTAAGGGGATAGTATTAACAAGTTCAGCTCATGCCGATAAGGTAATCAATAAAACGTTTGGGCGTGAAAAAAACAATGCCGACTATGATATTTATATCGCTAATTACGAATCAATGTTTGCAATAGAGGATCATGTTCCTGAGGATTATTTTGATATGGTAGTTCTTGATGAGGCTCATCGCCTTGGTAGCCCTGAATCGAGACAGACTAAAACGATAATCAGGATGTTTGAAAACACTCCATATAAATATATTGTCACCGGTTCTCTTCATGCGAACAACGCGATGTCGTTCTTCATGCCTTTCAGGTTTCTCGGGGCCGATACTGTGCCTTACGCCAGTTATACGGAATTCAGAAGAAGGTACATGTATCCGGTGGATAAAGATCAATATGTATGGATTGCGGCCCCTGGAGCCCATGAGGAAATAAAAAAAATAACCGGCGATCTATCAGTCATGTTTAAAAAAGAAGATTGTCTTGACTTGCCCCCTCTTATAAGAGAAAAATACACATGCTCCATGAAGGGTGGTCAAGAAAAACTTTATAGGCAAATGGAAAAAGATTTGGTCGCCACAATAGATAATATGTGTGATAAATGCAATAAAAAGGGGAATTGTGATAATTCATGTGAGGGCACAATAGCAGCTAAAACCGCGCTTACCCTTCAAATTAAACTTCATCAGATAGCGTCCGGATTTTATATCAACACAAGATATGAGATCGATCAAAATACCGGTAGTGAAAAAAATATAAGCAATACGATTATAATGGATGAAAATCCAAAAATGAATTTATTAATTTCAACATTAAATAATATTCCATCCGGTAGAAAAATTATTATATGGACTAATTATATAATGGCGATAGAATTAATATGCAAAGCACTTGAAAAAGCTTTTGGAAAAAATTCATATTTGACATGTTATGGGAGTCAGGACGCTTATGATCAAGTCAAATTTTGGGAACAAACAACTGAACCGTATATGGTTGCAAATCCAAGAAAGATGGGTGTCGGTCAAAATATTCAATATGCAAATTATCAAATATTTTTCAGCAATTCGAGATCGTGGATTGTCAGGGATCAAGCTGAGGGGAGAGAGCATAGGCAGGGGCAAAAAAATACCGTGACTTCTATCGATCTTGTTACCGAATCAACTATGGATGAAATTGTATTATTATCATTAATGAATAAACAGGATCTGGCACTTACTCTTTCAGAATTATCAAGAATTATTAAAAATAAAAGAAAGGGAGCTGTATGAGCATACATGACGAACACGATCCTGATGAAATATTGATGGATTTGTTTGATAAACCATTAATTGAAGAAGCTCCTGATGGCGAAGAGGATCATGAGATTGAAGAAAAGGAACAAATATTATTGGATTTATTTGACGACGAACGAGGGGAGGGGAATGAGGAAATTAACTTTTGGCATATCTAAAAAACAGTTTGTAAAATTATATAAAATATATAAAACAGATACGGAATTGGCAAAAGCTTTAAATGTATCAAGACAATACACATGGTATTTAAGAAAAAAATTTAATATCGAATTGAAATCGGAGACAAAAACCGATAGAAACAAAATGATCTATACTGATAATAAATTAAAAAGAATGCCTAAAATCGATATTGCAAAGAGGCATAATCTTAGCCGTATGACCGTTCATAGAATATTAAAATCGATGGAGGCATAGAAAATGAGCATTATTAATAATCCTGAGTTTTTGAGGCAAGTTATTTATTTTATAGCCAATAGGGCATATGAAACTGAAATATCGGAATGTGGTATGGAGGGTGTAACTGTTGGTCCAGGACTTGATTATGAAGATAAAAAAGATTGGATGCAATCCTGGATGGAGGAAGTTTTTGATGAAGTTAAGGAAAAAGTCGTAGCGTTTAAATCCGCAGACGATGAAGATAAATTTTCAGCATCAACCGATTTATGTAGAAAATTTTATAATCTTGATTTTGCGGAATCGATGGAGATATCTCCATCTATTATAGTCATGAGGGTCCCTGGCGGCTTCCTTTATTGTTCAACAAATCCTAATGTTAGCGCGCAAACGTTTGTTCCATTTGATAATGAATTTGATCCGGGGGAATGATGGGCTGGAATAAAACGCCACGGGAATCAATACTTCAAAGTAAAATCCTTAAAGATTTGCGTTCGATCGGGAAGGATTGTATTTGTTTTAAAATTGAAAAAGCAAGTGAGAATGGAATACCGGATATATTTTTTTCAACACCGTTAAGCGGAGAAGTGTTTGTTGAAACAAAACGACTTACCGGGTCGATAAGTAATATACAGGAATTTCAAATTGATAAATTAAATCATTGTGGGGCTAAAGCTTTTAAATGTTATTCCTGGGAAGAATGGATTCAAATTAAGCGCATTGTCAAAATTTTATAAAATCATAGTTATTTTTTTGATCAATGTGTAATAACAATTATATAGAATTTAACCAATAAGGAGGAATATGGATTCAATGTATGCGTTTGTAGAAACGTGGATAACCTCAGTATTAAATTTAGAACACGAGGAATATCCGCTTGCTGATGGAAAATGCGCACATATCATAGATCAAACTGATTTTGACTATATAACGCATTTTTTTCAGCATATCTGTCAAGCAGAATCGCGCGATGAAATAGGTATTGTTGTAATACCTTCATGTGTAAGGGGGATGAGATTATTATTAATGAAATATTGGGAAGATGAAAGCATTCTTTATTCACTGACGGATGGTGATATAAAAACACATGCCCGTTTTCAAATTTTTATGAATTTGTCATATCCAAGATGCGATATTACCCGTGTTGGTCTAGCATTAAAAGTAATAGCTCGAGACCATCATAGATTACGAGGAGAGGCATTTGATAATTACCCGGAAACCGTGCAACACGATGTGGATTACTTTACAGGATCTGCATCCCCATCGGCTTCCCCCAAACCTAATGTTGAAGAAAAATTGGCGGATATTATCATACCTGAACCAAAAAATCCCGGTGAACAATTCATTAATAAGTTTCTAAAAAATAATAGTACGAGATGTTATATTAACATTGATGTTGGTAAAAATTGTGTTGTGGTTGATAACGACACCCAACGACAATATATTGATATAATTGTTGAATTAAGTAAAAAAATCGATAAAAATATTTTCTTTATTGGTGAAATCGGGTCTATTACCCTTCAAATGAAAAAAGAAAATATTACTAATGTCGATATGGCTAAATATACGATTATAATAAATAGAAATCCCAATGGTTCTGGTTTTTATCCTGGAAGGTCGGGATTAACTATTTGTCTTGGAAAGCAGATAAGTGAAATCTGCAAGGTAATCGGAAATAACGCAAATAATAAGAAAATTAATGAAATTAATGGTAATTCAAAATTAACCAAGGAAGAAAAAGAAAATAAGATAAACGAGATCTATGACAAAAAGGAAAATAGCCCATTTTTCAAATACGATTGTATTTTCAAAGATACTTATACAGGGACGATATGGGCCGTTCGAGATCGTTGTTTTATTTATTTTCTTTTTGAATTCGGGGAACAAAATATTGAAATCGTTCAAAGGGTTGTTAAAGAAACCGGTGAACGATTTAATATGGATATCCCTTATAGAAGATTGTTGGAAATAGATCAAACTTATTTCAGGGAATTCAGTTCCGATAATCTTAATGAATATGTGGAATTTTCTTTGCAATCATGCAAAGTGGTATTCAATGGTATTAAAAATCTGCTTGAAGAGCAGGTTAGTTTATATAAAAAATATCTTTCTCAGGCGATGGAATGCGCAAAAATGGTTAGCAAATATCAAGATCAACTTGCCGCATTTGACATGAAGGCGTTTGAGGAAAAAGAAAAAACAAAAGCCGTACAAGTGTTCAATGATACAATGGCCATTAATAAGATAAATGCGATCTTTATTAAGGATGGTACAGTGCATGTATATACAAAAAATTTGTATGCGAAAGATGAACGAACTAATAAATGGCATGATATTGGAGTTTTCCATATCACTATCGGAATGTTAAATAATGTATATAATGTTGATAATACCGTTCGCATTTACAATATGAAATATCAAGGCATGGGGATGAATTCCGATATGCAGGCACCTCATGTTTTTGGTGATGGGCACGCATGTCATGGTAATCTGGCCGCCGGTATGACGGAGGCTTATAAGAATCGAAATCTTTTCGATTTGGTCTATCAGATACTGATATTTCTTCAAACCGCCAATACTTCTGATGGTGCCGGCAATTATGTTAATGCATGGCCTGAGGTGCCTGAAAGAATCGCATTGGGTAATGAAGAAGAGGCAACGGTATACGAAAAGAAAAGCGAAAGCGAGCAAAAATTTGATGATATGCTAGCCGACGCACTACCTATAAACATTAATGTTGGAGGAGTATGAGCCTAATTTTAATTCAAAAAAATGCGGGATTTACTCTTGATAATCTACCGGAAGGTGTTTTATCAGTAGCATCTGGGATTGATGTAGTCCCTAATGGGGATATTATTGTATCCGTCATGGATAACGAACGCAATAGATTTGCAAGAAGTGCGATTTTTAGTGCAAATCAAAGAATCCAATTTATAGTTGAAGGCCCGGATTCATATATTTGTCATCAAAATCCAGCAATGTTATTCAGAGACGCGGTACAAAATCAGGTGCAAGCGGCACCCACACAGGCGCCCGCTCCGGTAATTCAACCGGTACAAAACCATGTATGGGGTCAACTTGCACAAGGCATAACGGAAGAAGAAATAGAAGAGGAGGAGGATGAAAGCCGGTTAATACCCGTGGTTGGATATCGACCTCCCGCAGAATTAATCGGAGACTTTGCGATCGCGGAGATTGCCAAGTGTCTTCGGAATAATTTATCATCCAACGCTTCGATGATTGCATCGAAATTAAACGAGTTGGATAAAATTATGAAGCGATCTTTCATTCTTCGGAATGAGATCGAATTATTTATGAAACCTGTTATTGAAAATGAAAAAATAAGAAGTATACAAGCACAAATCGAGACGATCAATTCATCCGGTGGGGATATCAAAAAAGCGTATATCACCAACGATGGGTATTTGGTTATTCTCACAAATCATTTAAGATCGTTTCCGGTACAATCAGAGGGCCATCCGACAGTTTTTGATATCGGAGAAATGCAGATAACCATTTCCATGGCAATGCTGCTTGCTCAAACAGAACCGGGAACGGTTAACGCTTTGAAGATAAAAAATCTTACACATGAGTATGTGGAAGATGATACAAGATGGCAATGCGGTCATGCCAGAAATGACATGGTATGCCTTGGTAGCGTGTTCAATCAAGTGTACCAGGCGCTTGTTGAAAAAAATATTATACTCGCCGTAGAATGTATTTTACGGTTTATTAAAAATCCTGATCCTACTGACGCGTGGGGTTGTAAGATATTGCATTTTCCTATTATTGCTGAAGAGGCTAATGCATGATGCAAAATGTAAAACAGGGAGCAACTTATCTTATGCTGTCTCCGGAGAAAAAGATACCCCCGACTATCATTTTCTCAAAACGCGCTTTGAAATGGATTGAATGTCTGGTAGACGCTCACAATGAAGAGATTGGATTCTTTGGAGTAGTTGATGATTTACCGGATTATTCTTATTTTGTGCGGGATATATTCTATCCTAAGCACCAATTAGTAACATCAGCGACATGTGAAATTTCCCCTGAAGGGGAAACAAAAATTATGGAATGGCTTATTGACCATAATCGTGAAAACGATATCAATAAGATGATTTTATGGGGCCATTCCCATCATACTATGGGCGTATTCGCATCAGGACAAGACGATACCCAAGCCCTGCAAAGAATGCATTCGAATAAAGCGAATGTGATCAGAGTTATAGTTAATAAGGAAGGTTTGATGTCCGTATCATTTCTTGATTACGAACAACAAATTCGATTTGATAATGTCGTTTGGAAAATTGAAAACCAAAACGATGAAGACGCAGAATTTAATTTAAAACTCAATGGTATCAAAGGTATACTTGATTCTAATCTCGCGGCAAGTTTAAAATTAAGCAGTATTCTCGAGATTATTCAATCCGACACTGATAAAAAAGATATTGTTGAAAAGATTAAACTACTGAAAGAAGAAAACGTGCCAACCAAATCAGTAGTAAGTCCTTACGGGGCTGCTTGGGACACGAAAGACGGTTACGATCATAAACGTACGCCGCTACAACAAGTATGGCCGCCTATACGAAATTATAACGGGGTTCGTCAAAACGGACCCCAGTTTGTTAATCCCAAAACCTTCAATGATGAAGGTTTTGATGACCTCGATAATTCTGTAGCCGTTCAAGATCTCCTCAAAAGATATGAGGAGTTTTAAATGAACTATACAAGACAATATGGAATTCTTGACCCCGAACAAATCAAGAATAAAAGCATTACCCTGATTGGGGCGGGAGCGACAGGCTCCCATATCGCACTTCTTCTCGCGCAGATGGGTTGGGGTGACTCATCTCGCGGGCAAGGCGTGTTAAGAGTATTTGACGGCGATGTGATCGAGGAACACAATCTGGCCAATCAGATTTATGAACCAACTCACATCGGGAAGCCTAAGGTCGAAGCGTTGAATGAGATTATATTACGAAAATGCGGCTTCGAGATCCAGGCGTATAATCAGATGGTCGACGACAATACGTCACCTGATTTGATCCGTTCAACATACGTCTTTCTATTGACTGATACCATGTCGTCGCGCAAGGAAATCTTCGAAAAGCACCTACGGTTTTCGTTTAACACCGATCTTCTGGTGGAAACGAGAATGGGGTTGAGGGTAGGTCGAATCTACTCATTCAATCCAAATAACGGTACCCACGTCGAAGAGTGGAAGAAAACGCTTTACAACGATGATGTAGCTGAAGCGTCTGCTTGCGGAACAAGTCAGTCGATTGTCTCCACCGTCATGTTCCTGGCGAGTCTGGCGGCTGGAAGGGTCCTTCAGCATTTCAATACCGAGTACGGAGCCAACAATCTGAAAAAGGTTTCCGACGAATCGCACATGTGGAACGAAGTTCAGTTCTCATTGCTTCCGGAAACTTTCTATATGAAACGTTTTGGGGAAGAACCGGTACTTGCGATGCTCGCTGCTTAACAACATGTTGTTCAACTTTTTGAAAAGGAAATTGGTTTTATGGATTACATAATCGTGAAAATCATCAAGATGGGCTCACCGGTCAATTCGTATTCTCTCGAGCCCGGGTCAACCGTCGAAGATCTGTTCAATGTCGCCGATATCGAGTTCAAGGATGGTGGTGTTACCCTTCGCGGTCAGCAAGTCTGCGAGAATACCGTGCTGAGCGATGGTGATTCCATCATTGTTGCTGACGTGGTCAAGGGCAATCTGGATCCGTTCGAGGTGGAGATCTTCCGTCTCGGTGGTGGTCGTTCCGTTACCCTGCCGGCGCAGGACGGAATGTCGATCAAGACGGTCCTGGAGCAGCTCAACCCCGAAGAGAAGGCTCAGTTTTTCCGTTCCAACGGGCAGCCGGCCTATGAGTTCCGTATCTCCGGAGTGAATGAGGCGGTTACGATCGATACCGTCGTACGGCGCCCCTCAAGCGGCAAGGTTCGCGTTATTGCAAGCCAGGTCGTGAAGGGGAACAGTGTTAAGGTTATGATCGCCGCAGAGGATTATTCCTACTGCGAATATGATTCGATCGCTGCTTAAGCGACGATAAGCCCAATTATATCACAGGGGAGGTTCGCCTCCCCACCCTCTTAATATTTTCGCAAGGTCATAAGATGGGTGAATCCTTAGGAGTGATCCACATCGTCAATGTGTCAGACGGTGAGGTTGAAGGGTTAATTATACCCTTGGGTTCTGTTGGGTTTATACGATGCAAGTATGCGAAAGATGCGAAGGCGCAGGGGGTTTTAGCAACACTGATGATTCATCCGAATTTTCAGGGAAAATCTATCAGTGTCGACGCATCTGATGCTACAGTTTTTCGTCTCATTGAAGACGGTGTGGCCGTCGTTGAAACGAAAAACCTTCATGAGTTTGAAACTTCTTGTATCGAACTTTTTATGAAGCCGGATTCGTATCAATCCAGCGTGATCCCAACGGTATAATTCATATCTTGGAAGTGCCCCCGAAAGGGGGCTTACTTTTAGTTATTATAAGAAAAAATATGGTATAACTATATGTAAAGAGAATTAACTCTTTACGATTCGCTTGGAGGCGGATATGGACAAAAAGAGTTTTGCAATTGGGTACCAACAAGGTGTCAAGGATTCAGAAGAATTGATTAGGGCGAAAGACGCCAAGATCAGACTCCTGAATAATATAATTAAAGTGTCTGAACAATCTTGCAACGAAGACCATATCTCGTTGGAAAAAACGGGAAGAACTAATTGTCCCTCTTGCGGGGAAGATGTGTCTAAAATTTAACCTTTCATCGGCTAAGACTAGCAAAGTGTCGGGGTAGAAATACCCCGGCGCTTTTTTTTAGTTATAAGATACAAAATTGTGATATAACAATAAGTAAGAGAAATCCATCTCTTACAATTCGCTTTAGGAGGCGAATATGGCAGATTGTTCGGAGATGTTTAACATGTTGGAAAGGTCTGGTGTTGCATTTTCTAAGTTTGAGGATGATGAGGCCAAACCAAGTCTTTCAACGTTAGGTGATAATAACGGCGCGGTCAAAGGATCAGTAGCCAGTAACAAGGTTCACCCGGATGGCGGACGACATTTTTGGGACGATGTCGTCAAAGAATTAATAAAAAAAGTTTGATCTTGGGGTGTGAAGACACCCCATATATTAAAACTTTTTTTTAGTTATAAAGTGCGAAAATCTGGTATAACTATATGTAAGAAGAATTTACTTCTTATAATTCGCTCAGGAGGCGATTGAGTGTTTTATCAAGACCGTTTGCATATGCTGTGGTTATGCAAACGTACCATGATTTAGAATGGATCAACCCATGGCGGGAAGGTGCGCAAAGCCCTTAGCGCTTATTGTAGGGGCAAGATAAGGGAGATAATATGAGGGCAGAACAGTTTACAAAGGTGACTGGCAAAATATTGGTGAAAACATATTATTCACAACATACGAATCTTAATGATTTGATGGTCACCAAATGCCACGACAATTTCGTTTTGTCATGGGATGAGGTTATGTGCCTCCATGTGGAGGGACGGGTAGATAGAGAAGATGGTGGATTTAGACAAGGTATATTTGCCCGTTAGAGCAATTTGTGTGGCGTTGGGGTAGAAATATCCCAACGTCTTTTTTTTTACCCATCGTGTTATAAAAACCCAAAATCTGGTACAACTATATGTAAGAAGAATTTACTTCTTATAATTCGCTTAGGAGGCGGATATGATTGATGGGTCAAAATATAAAAATACACATCGACCGTATTGGGTCGAAAATTGTTTTTCACGTCAGATTAGATGGGACGTGGAAGATATTGCGCAAGATTGGCAAATCCTGTGTAGAGCGAAATACCATGATGATGGTTATTTTATTTTGGGAGCTCATCCCGATACAAAAGGATCCGCTATTGCTAAAGAAGAAGACGGGGTAATAAGTGTTGTGGTGTATAAAGACATCACTCCCCGCCAATTAGCGTTGGGGGAAGAGTCCAACGAAAGTAAGGTTTTAATTCTTGATGGGTTGCCCGGGTGGGGGTTGAAAGTCGTTAACGAAATTAATTCTTAACGACTGTATGGTTGGTATTGCGCTTATGCGCAATACCTTTTTTTAGCTATGAGATAAAACCAGCCGGGCCTTTCGGCCCGACCAGATCGGGATTGCGGGGGAGGTAACGAAGGGTGGCACCCGCAACCCTTATATCGGAGCTTTAGGAGACCTTGGTGGTCTTTGTTCGGGGAGGGTGGGGTTATCACTGGGTGGTATTGCCTGTGGATCTGCGCCAGCCTCCGCGGTTCCAGGAGGAACATTAGAGTTCACGTTCCCCTGAGAATAATTTGGAACCTGGCCCGTTGTCGCCGTCTCAGCGGTCTGGACACCCATAAGAGTATCCGCGGCAATCATATTCATCTCTTTCAGGTTACGATACACCTCATCATAAAGACTCGGTGTTGAATTCTTCATCACTAGCATCCTGAGTTTGAATTCATCAGGATCGATCTTTGAAAGCTTGGCAAACCTTTGTGTAAGAAGCAGGATCAGGTTCGGCAAAGAGATCATCTGTGGGTCCTTGCCTGCGTTTACAGCCAGCTGAGATACCTCAGATTGAATTCCTTGCGCGTTCTGATCGCTCTGCCTTTGATCTTCCACGTTATCCTTTGCCATTGATTCACTCTGATTCATCTTCAGGCGATTCTGGCCTTCAATCTGCGCATCAGCCGCATAGAGGGAATTAATGATCGCAGCGGCCCCTTGAGCCTCTGCAGCACCCTCAGCCTCTTGTACTTTCAGTTCAACACGGCGTTTAAGATCTTCCTGAATATTTTTGTATTCCTTATTAGGGTCGATATCCAGTTCTTTTTGAACGGTAGGTTTTGAAATAATTGAATCGGCTCCCATGGTTGTCGCCATTTGAATCATAAGGCGTTTTTTCTCAAGATCATCAGCCATTTTAAAGTCGGCCATTTTGATTCCGACCTTGGGAATATCCATGTAATTTGATACGTTTGTTTCAATAAAGTTAAGCATATCATGCGCATCAGCACGGTGATTTAGAAAGGAATTCTCGATAACGCGGAGTGAAACGTTGCTCCCAGACCACGAAGCTCCCCCGCGAATTATTTCCGGGATCATTCCCATACCCGTAATGATCGTATCCTCTGTCGCTCTGATTTCCGGGGTAATCATCAAAAGACGCGCATCCCCGCTGAAGTTCTGCATCCCTAGAGGTATCGGAACAATGGATATATAGTTCGGGTCCGATCTCCATCTGCGTATCTCCTGTTCGATCTTTGTTCGCCAATCTGAAAGGCTGATAGTTGCATGGGGGCTGACATCGCCTGTCCCCTGAGGGAACAGAAGCCTGAAAGGAACGATGTGATCGAATGCGATCATCTCATTTCCTTTCTTCAGGACCTTCGTGTGGAATATGTCTTTGAGTACCGGCATGACGGCCGGCACACCCCAACCGCGCTCACCAGGAACGATGTATTGCGGTGCAGGGCGCTTCCAGTGGAAGACGTTATCAGCCATGATCTTTAATTGCTTGCGCAGTTTAACGGCTTTTATTATTTCAAGCCTTGTACCATTGATGATGTCCATGTCTCCACGTCGAATGGCAAATTGAATGTCGGCCGGAATCGTGTAATAATAAAAATGATCTCCGGTAATCGAATTGTATTTGATATCCATGTAGAGAAGATCCCAATGGACAACGCTAAGCTTGCTGATCTCTTTTGTGTTGAGATCGTACGCTTCCATCTCACCTTCATATCCACACTCTGTTTTCGGACATTTTGCCATAAATTTGAAATTTTGAAATCTGACTTTTAGCCCGTCAGATGTGTGTTTCTGTTTGCATTTAGGGCATATAAGCATTCTCTTAAATGGATAATTAATGGAAATAATTGAATTTCCATATGCGTGATAATCCATCCCGGCTTGTTTTAATGCCCTAATAATATTCATCGATCCTTCAAGAATCAGTTTCCATTTTTTAATAGTTTCATCATCTTTGAGCGATGAATGATCCTCGTCTTTATATATAAGATCGGTGATGGGATATTCAGACATCTTGGTAATACATTGGGATAAAAGACCATCACTGACCACGTAAGCGGCAATAAATTTAAGAATACCCTTGATGGTTTTGGGTATGAATGTACTCGTCATATCAAGGAATGGTGAATCGTATCTTATGGATCCCCTTGAGAAGGAAACCTGTACGTTACCACCACCTTGTAGACCGGTTCCATTGGCTGGCGATATAATTGTGCCGCCGGAAATGTCATCATATGCACCCATTATTTACTCCTAAGATCCGTAAGAGACAGCAGCAGCTTCAGCCGAAAAAATTCTTCGAGCCTGTATATATTCAGTTTCTTCTTTAATTTCAATAGTTTTATTATTTACAAGTTCCTGATAAACATCATAGATATTTTTCCATATTTTTTTTATTTCATCGGAAACCATATCTTTAAATTTATCGGATATTAACAAATATAATGATGGAGGTGGTACATAAATCCCATCATCTTTTAATGAAATACAAATGTATTTTACCACCTCATTATTGAATTGCCCTTGCCTGTCAGGACGTATATAATTCATTATTTTTACAGCATTGATTACCATTCCCGGGGATGGCTTTTTGAAAAATTCAAAATCAGCAATGCTTCCTGAAAATGAAAGGGCCATCTGATTGAATTCATACCAATCCCAAAATGGTTGGTCGCTATTACAAAGATGTCTTATAGCAAGAATCTTATCACGATTAATATCTTCAAGCGCGACACTGAATTTAAGCCAAAGAACTTTGTATATAGTCTCAATTTCCCATTCCCACCAATCTCCCCCCAGCTCTTTAGTCATGAAATTGAAAACTGATTTTGCGGAAGACTTGTCATCATTGAGTATTGTATTAAATTGAACAACATTATCCTTGACTTTGGGCTGAGAGTTTTTAAAGCGTTCTTCAATTTGCGCTTTAATTCTCTCAGCCTCTTCGGTGTTGCCCGATATCTGAGCATCATAAAGAGACTGAGAAAGTTTAATCATTATCTTTTCTTTTCTCTCTTCTCCGCCAATATCGAACTAATCGTTTCAGCTCCCTTTGTTCCAATTTCTTTTGACATTTCTTCGGGATGTTTAAAGAATTTCTTGGCTTGTTTATCCCCCAATTTTTTAGCTATCATATTGATAACATCAGGATCTATAGCAAGTTTTTTAATATCGTAATTGGTTACATCGCCGGCAACCTTAACAGCATCGAACTCCGAATTAACAAGGCTTCCGTATACCGTCATAATAGGATCGAGAATTGATTTGTCATATTCGTATTCGAGACCTGCTATTTTATCAAAATCAGTTAATTCGTCAACAACAATCAACGATCCATGTTTATCCATCTCGCCCTCAATCTTATTAAGTACATCAACGGCATTGAGTTCCTTGCCGTTGATCGTTACTTTTTTGTTTAAACAAGCGTGTTTTCTCAATTCCATATTCTTATGAAATTCAGGAGACACAGTGTAGTGATCGTGCGTTAGGCGAGAATAATTTTTGATCCAATCCTTGTCAATATACGTCCCAAGTTCTTCCGCTCTTTTTTCGAGATTAACGGAAATTGCCACCCTTTCCTTTGGGGTAAATCTTGTCAAGAATTTGTCGACATACTCAGCGGTTTTGGTCAACTGTTCGAGAGTTTCAATTGGGTATTTTCCATTAAGTGCGTATCTCATAACCATCTCCTATCTTTGTTTAAAATATTACGGTGTAATCCCTCGAGAAGTCACCGCCGAAACGGAAGTAATCGTAGTACCATTGGTTGTTACGGATCCAAGATAAACAAGGTTATCATAACTTGGTGGATAAGTTGTGTCTATTTGTACGATTGTTGAAATGTAACTGCCAACCGTAAGTTTTTTACTTGCGGCAAAATCGTCATATACCATATTAACACTTCCGGTTTCCCCAATAATTCCTGTTATTTTCCCATCAGAATATGTTTCTCCATCCAACACGCCAAGCAGATGTTTAACAGAAATGTGTCTGGTCACATTTGGAGGGATCGGTATTACTAATCCCGCCTCAATGACTATTATATTCCCTTCGGGGGTAAACCCGATACCACCGGTAACAATACAGTTGAGACCGCTATACGTTGTTAAAACCAATCCTTTCATCGGCCTTCCTGGAGCATTACCAACCAATGCAGAGCATATCCTTTGCATGTTTTCAATCATTGCTGCTTGAATGGACCATTGAGTTATTTCATATGCGCCATTTTCATTCACCGCGCCTTCATCGGTGCCCAGGATTTCGTTAAGCCTTTGTTTAAGTCCGTTTTTTACATTGACACGTCGCATGGTCACCTCATTTTGGAATAACGATTTTGCCTTGTTGCATCCTGGCGGTGTGGCCGGCTATATCCGGAGGACCCGGCTGTTTAACTTCCTCTTCAACCTTGTTCGCTTGATCAAGATCAAATTGCATACACCATTCTTGTATTTTATCAGCAGGCAATTCTTCGAAAATAAGATTTGATACGGCGTTGATCGATCCCACAATCTGATCAAGCTGTTTACGAAGATCTTGAATGCTTT